TTCCCACTGAGCGTGGTCATCAATTCGTTGTTTATAGAATCTTGCGTATGCGGCAAGCGAACCAGTCCAGTACCACTCTGTATACATTGCCTGCGGAAGTGCAAACCGTGCTTGCTCAGGTGCAACATTAGATGCAATCAATTCTTCATATACTCGCTCTGCTTGTTTCATCAAATGTTTATATGATTCATAGAGAGGGTGTGTTGCAAATCCACCAGAAGTTTCTCCACCACCATCAATACATTCTAATACACCATCGCTACCTTGTTTCATACCCTTAGTTGGCCTTTTACGAAACTGTGGATGATAAAACTCTGGTGGGTTATCCACATATCTTCGACTAACTTCATTCTCAACAAACCCTTGCTTGTGCTTGAAGAATTGTGTGCGAATAGAAATGGGTGCTTTGATTCGTAGTGTAATCTGCGGGTGGGCAAATGGCGTCCAGTGATTGTGTTTTACAAGATAGCGAATAAGTTTTTCATCTTTGCTTTCAAAGGTTTCTTTATGGTTATCAAAGGACACCCTTGCAGAATTAACGACAGTTAAATCGTTTCCCATATGGTCAACAAGTTCAACATGTCCACTATCCAAAACTTGGATTTTTATTTCTTTTTTCTTTTCTTCTACCATAATAGCAGCCTACCTATCCAATCAATTTTCATGTTGCTTTTGCTTTGTTTGTTTCATCTGGTTTAAAGTCTTTACCGTCGTTTAGTTCTTCTTTGTAATATTTGTGAAGCAAATCCCAATCTCTGATGTACTTTGGACGACCCCACATCCATCCATATTGCAGTAGACTCTCAAATGCTTTTTTGATATCTTTCTTATTCATACTTTTCTCCAATCACGAAAACGGAGAGTCGCTTCCAATCCACTAACTGTATTTTCGTCAATCATCTTTTGAATTTTACGAGTTGACATTTTATATGCCATATCATTTACATCTTTCTCTTTTACATTTTCTGGCCAGATGCAAACATCTTTTCCTAGTTCAATCAATCTTTCGATATATGCACAAATATGCTTATTGCGTGGTTCGTTGTCAAGAATATATGTCATTTCTGAATTCTCAAAACGAAGAGGAACTTCTTTGAACGCACCCGCACCAACAAGTGCTGTTGCATTTGTCAAGAATAGAGAATCGATTGGTCCTTCTAAAACATAGATTCGTTTGGATGGGTCTACTCTCCATAGACCATACCAAAGTCTATCGATACTCTTGTCTCCCTTAATTGTGATATACTTTACAGTTTGTCTTGCTTTTGCTTCGTCTGTCATAGTCAATGCACGACCTTGACATGCAACAACATCACCATGACTATTGAAGAATGGAATTACTAACCTCTCTTCCTTTCCAAAGAGAGTATTATTATCATCCAACTTCCCTGCAAATTTAGTGAAGTCGTCTGTGTAATATAGTAATTTGAAATGTTGTTTTGGAATCATCCTCATATTAGCAAACTTAACTGCTGTATGGTCGTCTGGTAATTCCGTAAGGCAAATCAACTCATCGAGCAATTTGTCCTTCTTTTTAAATTTTGGTACTGAGTCTTTAAATCGAAACAAATCTTCTTCCTTTGGCTTCTTGTAATTTGATTTACCATTTTCGCCATTCCGAAATCTTTCTAAAGAATATTCCCTACACAATGAAGGGGATACTTCTTTCAAAAAGTTATATATGTTGTGACCTATACCACAGTTGTGACATTTATAGAAAAAGTCATTTCCTTTTTGATAAAAATAACCTCTTGCTTTATTTTTGTTCTTTGTGGAATCGCCACATATTGGACAAGAGCAATTCGCTAGGTCATTTTTTTTCCACTTAAAATTTCTTAAAGTGGGAGAGACCCTGTCAATGAACATTTTGTCAATAAAAGTAGTCACTGTTCTTTCTTTTGTTCTTCTTTCTTTTGTTCTTCTTCTTGCATTTCAACGAGCCATTCTTCTGCCCATTGTTCCCATTCTCGCAATTCCTTGTCGCTCATTTTGTTTTCTTTTTCCATTGGATAATCTCCTAAACTTTCCAATTTACAAATTTTTCTTTTTCTGTTCTTTTTGGTTCTAAAAACGAGGGATAATCATCAAATTCATTATTTTCCTTTTGTGGTGTTTGATTTGCTCCAAGCAACCCAGTTTGGGCACTATCTTCTAAATCAAACAATTTCATCTTTGCTCTGTTAATTCCTACTATAAACTTTCTATTCAGTGCGGCATCATTATATCTATTTTTTAGTTGTTTTACTAGTACTTGTCCCAATTCATCAAGTTCTTCTGTTGCAATTAAAGCAATCATAAAATCTGCTGTTGCTGGCAAACCAAATGACTCTGAGGTGTCCTCCAATCCAAAATCACTAGAAGTATATCCACTTCTGTTTACCTGTGTGGCAGACCAAACAGGAATGTTATTTTCTACTGCTAACCCTCTAAGTTCTTCTGCAATGGCTTTGATATAAGTGTATGAGTTAATATTTGAACCCATTTTCATTCTGGAAGATGCACATATATTTAAATAATCAACAAACACAATATCTGGAATGAATTTCTTTTTTAGTTTTAATTCTTCTAGAAGATGTCTAAAATGATTGGTGCTTGCTGTTGCTGTTGGATATTCTTTGACTATCAATTTTCCTGAATTGTTTTGGTGGATTTTTTTTATTTTCTTTTCATAGGATTCTTTTGGTAGTTCTTTTAGTTCGTCCATAGTAACATCCATCAAATTAGCATCAATTCGTTCTGCAATTCTTTCTTCTGCCATTTCACAAGTAATATAAAGAACATTTAATCCTTGAGATAAACAAGAAGAGGCGTGGTGACACATAAACAAAGATTTACCTATACCAGTACCTGCCATTATGATGTTCAATGTTTTTTTGGGTGTTCCTCCATTTGTGATACTGTTTAAAAATGTAATATCAAATGGAACTTTCTTTTCAATTCTATGATAGAATTCAAATCGGCCATCAGAGTCTTCAATATAGTCGTGTCCAATATGGGTATCAAATGAAACCGAAAGTGCATCAGATAGAATTTCTGGTATTGCATTCTCTGTTTTTTGGCTATTTGATTTCCCATCCATAATGTGGATGGATTCCATTATTGCATTATAGACTGCCTTCTCTTTACAAAATTTTTCTGTTTTTTCTATAAGCCATTCTTCATTAGAGTCTTTATTTTCAGAAAATAATACATCAAGAAGAGCAGAAGCCTTTTCGTTTTCTTCTTCAGTTATTGACTTACTGGTGTCTAAATCAATAACTATTGCTTCTTGTGTTGGCAAAGCATTGTATTTTAGGATAAAATCATAAACTGATGTGAACACCAGTTTTTCTACTCTATCAAAAAAATATTCTGATTTCAGAAAAGGAATTACTTTTCTGGAATATGTTTCATTCTTGAGGAGATTTATTAGAATTGATTTCTCTATAGTCTTCGTCATTTACAAAAATTCCTTCGGGATTGTTCCTCAGTTCTTTGTCTAAAATATCCGAAATAATATCACCCACTATTTCGTGAAACTCTTTGTTCTTTGGGTCTTTCCCTTCTAACATATTATAGTTGAATTCTAAATGATGTCTATCATTTTTTTCGTAAAATTGTACACGGTCAACAGAAAAAATTAATCCTGCATATTCGCCGTTAATTATTTTTATTGGTTGAGATTTTGCTTTGTCGTGGTGAACAAAGGTATAGTTAATCGATGAGAAGTTCTGGTTCTGTTGTTCTTCCATCTGCATCTGGTGTAACAACATCATCTGATGCTCCATACTTGAATTCTTTCTCAACAGCCTTTTCAAGTTGTTCCATAATCTCTTCGGTGAAATATTTCTCAGGGTTTTTGTAAATAGACTTTTCATAAATCTTTGTTCCGTCTGGTAATTCAATTCTGGTTGATACCTTGTTAAAAATTTCATACTTCAATGCAATGTCTACTAGACCATAATAAGGATTAAGACCTTCTTTGTAGTCAAGCATAACATCAACCATTGCATTTTCTCTTGTTAATCTACTTTTTTGAAGTTTACAATGAATGATATTACCAATAACCTCTGTACCTTCCTTTACTTTTTTCTTTGAAAGATAAAGGATAGTAGAAGCGGCATACTTCAAACCAGAACCACCGCCCATTTCTTTTGTAGGGTACATTGAACCAATCACAGCGTATGTGTGGTTTGTCATAATTAAAGGAATTCCCGCCTGTCCAAGTTTTAATGTAAGGACACGGAAAGTCGCCTTAATAATTTGGGCTCTGGTCATATCACGGGTAGATTTACCATCGGCAGTATCTGACATTTCTTTTTCTGTAGACAACATACCAAGAGAATCCAAAACAATCATAATTGGTTTCTTTTGGTCTTTTGCTAATTCAGTATAAGTATCTACAATTTTGATTGCTTGATGTCTAAATTCTTCTACAGTTGTTACGGGGAAAATACCAACCTTTGATGGGTCTATTCCTCTATCTCCAATCATTTCAGAAGTTACAGCAGATTCTGTATCAAAATAAAGAATATTACCATCAGGATTGTCTCTTAGGAATTTATTACAAACTCCTAGTGCAAAATAAGTTTTGCCCGTTGCCGATTCTCCTGCTAATGCAGTAATTTTATTAGAAGGTATCCCACCATAAAGAGAACCACTAACCAAGGCATTAAGAGCAAAACATCCAGTATCAGTCCAACTAATAACATCAGAGCCATCGATGCCGTCGCTCGCAATCGTTGCATATTTATTTCCTGTTTCCTTAATTATACTATTTAAGAAAGAATTTCTCATTATACATCTCCAAATCGACTATGTTGATAGTCGTAAATCGCCAGGCGTCACAATCTTCTTTTTAGATGATGGCGCAATGACTGTGCTAAATTGTTGTTCGTATTGAGATTCTATTTCTTCAATAACGCCAACACAAAGGATAACTACATCTTTATATATAATAACTCCCTCGTTTCTATCAAATTCTCCAAAAGGAATCCAAGGAACTAAAGCAAGTCCTTGCTGACCACTAGGTATTAGTTGGCAGGGATTTTTGATAGTGTATGAATCGTCAGTCTCTTCTACAAGGTCACATAACAATTCTTCGGAGTTTTTTAATTTTAATATTTTTATATTCATTTAGAAGTCTTCTTTCGGGTTGCTTTCTTTTTGGTCTTTCCACTTTTCCATGCTTCATTTACATTTGGGGTTGATGGGTCATCTCCCCTATATGTTCCATCCGAATTACGCGAACGCTCATCTGTAAATCCTAAAATTCTTGCCCAACCATCCACTGCTCGGTCAATCAATTCTCCAAGGTGCGTGTCCTTAATATAACTCATTTCAAATTCTCCATTTCTTCGATTGCATATTCTGTTTGTTGACACTTATCGACAATATCTTCATATGCCTTTAAACTACAATTTTCATCTGCCTGACATTCCTTTAGTGTATGTCTTAAAGTAGACAGATAACCTTTCAATATATTTATTATATTTTGTTTTGCTTTTTGATTCATTATACAAAAAATCCTTCTAGGGTGGAGGCCTCTTCCCAATTCCAACCAATAATTTCTAATATATTCTTGAGTGGATATAGAAACGCCTTTTCAAATTGCATTTCATAATCTATAAATCTGTCCAAACCAAATTCCTTTGGTAAATCGTTAGGGAAGGCAATAACTTGGTCTTGTCCCGCAACACCACCAAGTGGATTTGGTTTAATCAAATGCAAAAACTTGATTTTGTCCCCATCGACAATTCTTCGGTATTTATCGACAAGTCCCAACTTGTCAACATAATGATTGTAAATCAAACTACCTTTGACTGCGATGGGTGTTGACTTCTTGTAGATGCTTCCTCTGTCATTGTACTTCTTCATTCCGTTTACGCCACGGGGGAAAGCAATCTCCTCTGGTGTGAAATCATTGAACTTCCTACGAAAGTCATCAATGAAATCAATAACTGTATCTTCGTCTGTAGTAAGAATCAAATCAATCGCCTCAGTCAAAGCATCACGAACAACCTGCGGTGTTGAACTTCGAGTCGTTTCGATACCCATGATTTTAGTCTTGGGGGTTTCGTAACGAATACCTTCTGAGTCATGCACCCGCATCATATATCTTTTCTTCGCAGTCCATACTGCCTTGTCTGCAATACATTCCCTGTCCATTACCATTTTATTTTCATAGGCGTTCATTGTACTGGCAAGTTTGTTGTACTGCTTCTCAATGAATGGTAGAATTATTTCTCTTGATGCTTTGTCGAGGAAGTCCACAATTTCTGCCTTCGTTTTTCCTTCCTTGCATACCATATGCACCAAATTACCCAACCTAAGATATACGCTATCAGTATCAGATGCCACAACATAGTCATAATTATCTGTTCCTACTGTTTTGTTTAGAAATTCATTTAGTTTGTCCGCAATCCAACGAATGCTTAACTGTCCAGACAATGTGATTGCTTCCGCCATATCAACATTGAAATACCTGAACCATTCATTGCCGATTGCACCATAAGCAGAGTTCAATTGAATCTTACGAACTAACTGGAAATTGTTGTATTTCGCAATCTCTTTGTCTAGTTTATTTGCTAATGCTCCCTTTCCAAGAGAAGTCATATTCA